GAGATATGACTAGGATTATGGAGATGCACAAAGACTACGATAAGATGAGGAAGCAACTGGATAGAATTTCTTGGTTATTAGACCAAGACGCTCAAGCAAAATAATTTCAACTAACTAACTAACTAACAACAATCAATTACATTAAAGGAGTAAGATGTCACCAGTAGAAGTATTAACTTTAGAAAAGAAATTCGTAGAAATGAGAAAAACTTATCATATGGCTTTAGATATGATGGAAGAAAAAAATATAGAACTACAAAGACTACGAAAAGAAAATAACGAACTGAAAACACAAAAGAAACCTGATGCCTAAAAAACTCACCCTCACTCAAAAAGTAGATTTACTTTGCAACAAACTTGATGATGTTCATTCTCAATTAGAGAAAAACTCAAAAGACATTGAAGAGTTAAAAGAGCAAGTCGCTATGGGGAAGGGTGGTATTAGAGCAATATTTATATTTGGTGCAGTGATAGCTGCAATATTTACAACTTTTAAATTTGGAATACTTATTAAATGAATAATCAAAACTGGAATTACACCTTATTAGCAATCATAGGTTATTTAGCTTTCTTAGCATTAATCCTTTACTCTTTTTATCATTTAGGAAGATTGCTAGGCACAATTATTTGGTAATATGGAAAAGATATTAGAAGAGTTACATAAAACTTTAGCAGAAGAACTTCTTGCAAGAATTAAAAGTGGAGAAGAGAAGGCTAGTATCTTAAATGTGGCTCGGCAGTTTCTTAAAGATAATGGCATTGAAGGATTAGCAGTGGATGACTCACCCTTAAAACATTTAGTGGATGAACTTCCATTTGACTCTGAAGATGACACAGAAAACGAAAAAGAAACAATCGCAAGATAAACTCTTAGATTTTAGAAATTTTTTATATGTTATATGGAAACATTTAAGACTCCCTGAGCCTACACCTATCCAATATGACATCGCAGATTACCTTCAAAGTAAGGAAAAAAGGCTGATAATAGAGGGTTTTAGAGGTGTCGGCAAAAGTTGGATTACATCTGCCTTTGCACTCCATCAACTTTATCTTAATCCGCAAATGAACATCCTTGTGGTATCTGCAAGTAAATCTCGTTCTGATGATTTCTCAACATTCTGTTTACGTTTGTTGTATGAAGTTCCTATCCTCCAACATCTTTGTCCAACCGATAGTCAAAGACAAAGTAAGATTGCATTTGATGTAAAACCTGCAAGAGCATCACATCAACCGAGTGTTAAGTCTGTAGGTATCTTTGGACAAATCACAGGTTCTCGTGCTGACCTTATTATTGCTGATGATATTGAAACACCTATCAACAGTATGACCCAAGGTATGCGTGATAGATTATCTGAAACAGTTAAGGAATTTGAATCGGTTATTAAACCTGATGCAAGAGTTGTTTTCTTAGGAACACCTCAATGTGAAAGTAGTTTGTACAACATCTTACCTGAACGTGGTTATAAAAAGAGAGTATGGACTGCAAGGTATCCTGATGACAAACAAAAGAATTATTTAGGACATGCTCTAGCTCCTTTAATTTTAAATGCAATTGAGTTAGACAAAACATTAGTAGGTAAATCGACAGAACCTAAAAGATTTACTGATGATGATTTATTAGAACGTGAAGCCTCTTATGGTCGTTCACAGTTTGCATTACAGTTTCAATTAGACACAAGATTAAGTGACAGTGATAGATACCCACTCAAACTCTCCGACCTAGTTGTAACCTCATTAAATCCAGAAAAAGCGTATGAAAAATACGTGTGGGCATCTAATCCAGAATTACGATGTAATCAATTACCGTGTGTTGGAATAAGTGGAGATTACTATTACAGACCCATGGACAAAGTAGGGGAACTATTAGACTACACGGGTTCTGTGATGAGTATTGACCCTTCAGGTACAGGTAAAGATGAAACCTCATACTGCATAACTAAATTTTTAAACGGACAAATATTTGTATTTGAATGTGGTGGTTATGGTGGAGGTTTTACCGATGAAGTTTTAATGAAACTCACCAAGGCTGCCCAGAGACATAAAGTAAATGCTATCCTTGTAGAGAGTAACTTTGGTCAGGGAATGTTTACACAACTTCTCAAACCCTTTTTACGCAAAGAATATAACTGCACTATTGAGGAAGTTAGGCACAACACCGCTAAAGAAAAGCGACTGGTTGGTACCTTAGAACCTTTACTTAATCAACATAGACTAATCATAGATGAGCAAGTGGTCTCTAATGACTACAATTCCTCATCATTATACAAAAATGAGGTAGGATTAAGGTACCAATTATTCTACCAAATGAGCCGATTAACCCACGAAAAAGGCTCTTTAACCCATGATGATAGGCTAGATGCCCTAGAAATGGCTTGTTCATACTGGCTAGAACAGATGGCTAGAGACGCAGATATAGCCATTGTAGAGCGTAAAAGGGAGTTAATAGACCAAGAATTAGACCAATTTATGGAGTCTGCTATAGGTATGAAACCTAAGGTGACCACATGGATAAACTAAACTGGTTTCCGGTAATGAAGGGTAACTTGTTTCGGGTAATGAAGGAGTTGAATTAACCCCCACTATAAGGATACCCCCCTTTGACTCCCTATAGATACCTATGGATTACTCCCCCCACATCCCCTCCCTAAAGACCCCCGAGGTAACCTGTGGGATACCTAATGACTACTAATGAGTGCATATCGAAAACCTAACCGAGTATATAAACTGACATCGTTGCAGTATGTCTCTTGGAGGTTATCTAAAGTTTTACTTTTGTTTGCCCAAAAGTTTTGACACAAAAATTTGAATGGCTCTACGTATATGACAATTTTAATTTTCCCCCCTTCGGGTCTTTTCTATATCCCGCTGTAAATGTTTAGTGGGTGGGGGTCTTTTATAGTGCAACCACGACAAGAAACACGACAAACAGTCATATAATTATTGTCAGTAAACAAAATGTACTAGTTGTCATAACTAGTTGCAGTTATTTTTCTTATTAAAGGACAACAATCCACCTTTTATTTTTATTTGCTACCTGTCTTTTACCCTACGTTAAATCAGTTTTTTACGACCTTGGGCACCCTTCGGACAACTTGCAGAATTGCATATTATATACTTGCATAACTGCAACAAATGAATATATTAATACTTGCAATTGTGCAAATATAACGAAGGGAGTTTATTATGATTGCATTTCTTAAATTAACGGTAGCCCTTGGGAGCCTTTTATTAATGGGCTTAGGACTATTAATGTTGACTGTTAACACGGTTCCTCTTGTGGAGTCTTTAATCACTATTGTGTCGGGTGCGTTTCTTTTTGTTGTCCTCGTCTCAAGAGTTGGGGAGGCGGAGTAAATGCAAATAGAAAAAACTATAAGCAGAATTGAAGCTCTGCAAGATTATCTTATTGAGTCCAAGCAATTCACAGCAGAGGAGACCAGAGACATCAAACCTACTGAACGCAGTAAACAAATGTTTGAAGTTGCAGGTCGTGAGTATCTTGTGCTGACTGATAAAGAAGCAGACGAACATCTTCACCATTATATTAAAGATACTGTATGGGCTTTTAATCCAGAATTTTTAGAGGCTCACACTGGTATTGATAGAGATGTATTCAAACTACTTCAAGATAAGTGCGAAGATTCAAACGATGTCATTTTAAGATTAATTATAGACTTTGAGGGCTTCTGTAATGATGCGGTGTTGTCAGACGGAAGAGGACATTTTCTTAATCACTACGATGGCACCGAAGAGCAGAGCAACGACCTCTTCATATACAGGACTAATTAATCATGCGTTCACCTTTAGTTAGCCAATACATCAAACGCCCAACTTGGGAATTGAAGAACATGGAGAAGGCGTTGTCATCCCCTATTTCAATGGGCTTATTAAATAGTAAAGAAGACTTTGAACGCTTGTCTGCGGTGCGTTGGATTTTACGCAGTCGCAAGAAGTGGAGCAACAGCAACAAGGTAAAAACAGCATGAAACAAAAAACAAAAGTTAACTTTATTATTTCAATAACTTTCTTCTTTGTTTATGGGCTTGTTTTTTTAAAGCTCTTTATTTTTTAATAAACAATTTTAAAGACTCCATAGGGGGTCTTTATGATTGCTTATAAGTAATCAAGAAGGGATAAAATGAAAGTATTAAGAAAATGCGAGCAAGGAGTCTATGACGATATGCTTTTTAACTCCTTGGAAGAACTCAGAGACTACTTGCGGGAACTTCACTCTTACACCGCAAACAGTGAAGAAGACGAAGAGAGTATTAATTCTATGTCACTTGAGGATATTTGCGATTTCTTCGAATGGTCTTATGAGTTCATTTCAGAGGAAGAAGCAAACAGCATTAAAATACTCGAATACTCATATTACCATTAAACAATTTTAAAGACCTCTTAAAGGGGTCTTTATGATTGCTTATTGAGTAATCAAGAATGGAGATAACAAACAATGAATAAAAGCAAAACAGATACTATTTATAGTACTGCATTGACTTACGCCTGTTTCAGTGGTGGCGAAAAAAGAGTAAATGAGCATCTACTAGATAAAATGTTGAAAGATTTTTGTCTTTTGTCTGATGAATACGGATACGACTACAAACAAGAATTTAAAAACATTTTAGAAAGAGAAAGAAAAAACAATGGATAAAAAAGAATTGGTTAAATCACTCAATAAACTACTTCAAGAATCTTTTGAAGAATTGGAGTACTCTAAAGACCTAGCAGAAGAAAATTACTCGATAGGGTGGATTGACTGCCTCAACGCCATTTTAAAAGATATAGGCGAGCCAACTCCGTTAGATGTTGAGACTATTATTACCGATATTCAAAACAACAATAAAAGAATACTTTTTTAAATTTAATTTAAGTGGTTGGAGTTGTCATAACTTCAGCCACTCTTTTTCTATCCCTTTTATTACCCGTATATTACCCACGACAGAAACCATATTTAATACTTGCAGTTATGCAAATATATATTACCCTCAGGGAATGATATGGAACTACCTTTTATTAACTAAAAATAAAACAAAGGAAAACAGTTTGTGTGTTTCTGCATTTTATCATTGGTTATCTAGTGTCCCTTGCAAATTAACTAGCGGTAGTTCCAATCATATCTCTGTTCGTAGTGGTAGTATTACCCTTGGACTAATAGCAATTCTTTCTTATCCTCCTTCAATTACTTCTGCTATTACCCAAGGGTAATCCCATAAAATCCAAATAGAATTAACATATTTCCCTTGACTTTTACTTGCAGATGTGCTATAGTAAAACTAGGAATATAACTGTGACGACAACCACGACCCAAACTATAAATTTTAGAAATTATCCCCAGATGTTCGTATTCTGTTCTTTACAGAACGAATCGAGACATTTTATAATAAGTATAAAAGGTGCCACTTTAGGGATACTAAAACGAATATTCGCAAAAATAAGAAAGAAACCTGTGAATATTACCCAAATGGGTGTGGATGGAATCTCTAAATTCCCTTTGAAATTCCTAGCTTTTAGGAATTAAATACAAAATGATTTGACTAGATGAATCGATAGATTGTATAGTCATAACGTAACCAGAGTCTACATTTAGTGGCTCTGCAAAGTAGGAAACACAAGATATAGTATGTATAATTATAACAAACTAATAAACGGTGAAACAAATGCTCAGGAAGACGGGCATATTTCCTACGCCAACGAACCTTCGAAAGCCGATAACTTCACTTATATCAAGGAGGATATTAGCAACACTAGCTTCAGTCATATTATAGAGAAGCTAGAAGCCACGGAAGCGAAACAAGTAGTTAACGAGAGCAACCGTGGACATCAACCGAGGAATGACAAGAAAGCCGATATGAACGGTGTTGATGTAGCGATAAGTAAAGCCGACTTTGGAGATAATTCGCTTGGTCAAATAACTAAACCAAAAAGGAGAAAAAACAATGACTAGTGTTCATTCACACATAGCGTTGGGTTTATATTTGATTATTGAGTTAGCTTCAGATGCAGCATCCTTGGTATTACCAAAGCTAATCAACAGCAATTCTCAAATCAACCTATAGACCCTTTTATTAACTAGTATGACTGCAAATAGTAGTTGTGCATAAACAAAAAGGAGCATAAAGTAGATGCGAAAAACATTAGAAATAAATCTAAGGTTCTGGAAGATTCACTTAATTAAGTGGTCATCACCACAACCCTTTGAGATATGGAAAGAAGAAGTTGGATTATGGAAGGGGAATGTTGGTAGATATGAATTTTGGTTCTACACTAACAGCTACACCACATCACCATAATTTAATAGCTGAACCTCCTTATTTTTTTCTACAGTTACGGAGGTAATGATGAATACGAAAAACAATAAGATGGGCGGTCAGCTAACTACGTTTAAGATGTATGGTGTAGTTTTAAAAAGACTTTACAATACATCTTGGCATGTGAGCGAAAAAGAGAACACCTCACAACCTTTGTCGTTAGTGCAATCCATTATTTTATATGAATTAGCATTAGCAGAATTTAACAACCAAGGTTTTGCAAGAATGGAAGACATCAAAAAGAAGTACTCCATACCTGATTGGACAATTTCCAAGGGAGCAGCGTCACTTGCCGATGAACACTACCAAAAAGGTGGTCGTG